GGCCCCGCCTCCGGCGGAAGCCTGAACGGCAAACGGATTGCCCGGCGCTTGATTGGAAAGTTCGTTTGTAGTATTGGTATTCATGTTATTATTACTCATGCTTGGGTTTTGGTAACAGGCCGGGGACCAGTTGGCGCTGGCCCCGGCCAACTGAATCAGTCTTGGCACTCCTCGCACTCGCAGCCAGCGATTCCGAGCATGGCGGCAATGGGATTTACGCCAGCTCTCCTGTGGGCATCCTTAAAAGCAAGCTTCACGCCCAAAGAGACAATTTCGGGATTGCCGGAGAAACAATTTCCGGAGGCTGCCAAGTAGCCGCGAGCCGCGAGCCATTCCGTACTTTGTGCGCCGGCCATTCCCGTGACAGCTTTGCAGGTAGAAGTCCTGCTGTTTACTCTTTCACCCTTATCAATCTTGATATGCAGCAGGACAGGGGTCTTACACTGATTCACAAGCTCTTCCAGGCGGTTATACGCTTCTTCGATCATCTCCACGGTAACGGGCGCTTGTTCGGCAGCGGTATCGCAGCAGCAGGCTTCGTCGGGCGTGCAGGGCTGCGCATTGTTTTCTTCGGTGTTGGTATTGTCCATTATTATTCTATTGGTTATTGCTTCCTCATGCCGTGAGGGCGGGACGGTTTTGATAAACCGTCAAAAGCTTTCATGGGGGAGGGAGACTCCGGGCAAAACCCGGAATGCGGACTCTTGCCGGCCTGCAGCTCGGCGTTATCCAGCTCCACCGCTAGCCAGAACAGGCTTACAGCGGAAAGACCACAGGCTCCTCCTGCCAGGAATTGGAACAAGGTCTTCATCTACTCATTCCTCCTTCTCCATATTCACGGAGCAACGCCCGGCGGAACTGCTTGCCGTGTACTTTCATCTTCCCTTGCTTGCCCCAGTACAGGATCTCGATCACATGCCCCTTGTCCTTCAACTCATGGACGGTCCGCTTGATCACATCCCGGTCGGAATCGTACATCAGGGCCAAGGTCTTGCAGTCGTAAAACTCTGATTCAGGGTAGGTCATAATATTTTCATTATTAAAGCTCGTGCCAGCCGAGCAGCTTCAATTCTTCGATAAGGGCTTCTTCCATGTCAGTCGTCGTAGTGTCCGTCGGGGTTATCGCACTGCGCGGCGTGATCCACTTCCCACTGGTCAATCGCCAGCGTCAAATCGTCCATGAGGCCCTCCGCTTCCCGGATGGCGACGTATTCTCCATTCACCCGGATGCACCGATCCTCGTTATCGTATTCGACAATCATGCCCGCTCCTTTCTCATCTCTTCCAGGGTTCTGTTTACCTGGCGTATGATGTGTTTCTCTCCTAGGCTGATACCAAGCATCAACGCGGACAAGTAGCCTGCCAGGTTGAGCATCGTGACAACAATAAATTCAGTCCAGTTCATCATTGATTATTTGTTAGTGATTAATATTGGTTGTTATTACTTAAATAAAAGTGGAGAGCCTGCCAATGTAACGTCTTGGCTTTGAATGTGCTCGTATTGCCTAAATTCATGCGCATGCCGGCTCATTATTCTTGAAGATGAAAGCTGTCAGGCTACTATTCCGTTATGCCTAAATTCATAAAACTACAGGAAGGTCTTAATGGTGGCAGGTATTCCGATGGAAAACCCGGAGTATTCTGTTATGTCAATATTGATCATATTGTCGCAATTGAAGGATATGTGGGCTGTTGCTATATCATCACTACCGACCATGACTACCCTATCTACATTTCGCATGAACAGTTCCATGAAATTGTTACCCATCTGGAAACTATTGAAATTAAATCTACTGTAGGTGAACACTTTTTGTTCCAACATCGCTACCAGTCGAAGGAACGGAAACACACTCCTCCTCCAGTAGAACTACCGTAGCTCTCTCATTACGGGCAATGACCCGCACATAGATTCCATCCATCCAGAATGGAGTTTGCTCTTTTACTGCTCTAAGTGTTTGAAAACCTTCGGAACAGAGCACTTCTATACGTCCTTTTTGTTGCAACTCTTCTTTCATTGCAGGAGTAGCCAGGATTGTTTCGATGGGACCATACTTCATGCCGCCGGCTTCTTGGGGTTCTTCGGACGGGGGAGATCGCGGGCCGGGGTTAGTACAAACCCAAGCCTTTGAGCTTCTCGGATAAGAAGGGACTTCATTACTTCTTTGGGACGTATTCCTTGCTCGGCATAGGCCAGCAGACAGTTCTTGATGCCGTCCTCCATTTCGCTGAATTTGATGATTGAGTACATGGCGTGTTACGTTTGATGACTCACAAATACACCAAACAGTTATCATCTGCAAGAAATAAAATCACCGTATAGTGATTTTATTTCGTAAGCGATTATTGACAAATCACCAAAATGATGTATTATCAACGTATGACGCCGACCAAGGAAGACATTAAAAAATGGCTTAAGGACTCTGGAAAATCCCGCGAATGGCTCGCAGAACAATGTGGGGTTGACAAAAGAACGCTAAACAACTGGCTAAGCGTATCACGGGAAGTTCCCTCAAAAGCCCTTCTCATCATTCAGCGTCTCATGACGGATAAAATTTCCCCCATTCCTCCCCAAGTGGAGATTGATTTCACGGACGAGGAATGGGAGGTAATAAGCGCAGCCATGACCGCCACCCAGCAAACGTTCATGGAATTTATCAACAGCGCCTTCCGTAACGCGCTCAAAGAGTTTGCGGATATAGCCCTTCAAAACGCCGCCAAAGAAAAAGAAGCCGCCCGTAAGAAATTTACCCCAGTAGAAACATTTACAGCCCCCTCCTTGGAAGCCCAGGGACAAATCATCGGCAACATTGCCGCCGGCAACCTGGCGGATGGAGACACCATCCCGCAGGACATCCGGCTATACCGTGAACTGGAAAAAGGGGAATACCTGCTGCGCGTGAACGGCCACTCTATGGAACCTTCCATTCCGGACGGCTCCGTAGTCATCATGAAAAAATACACCATCCCCCCCATCCCCAAACCCGGAACCATTGTTCAATACCATGATGAACGCGGGGTGACGCTCAAAAAACTGGTCCGCAGGAAAAACCCGGAAAC